AGCTAACAGTTCGGCTTTAAAACTATCTGGTACTATATTTGCCATATAACTTCCTTTTTAATTTGTAATTAATAGGTTGTCAATATTAGAGTGAGCTCCCTAAGGAGCTCACAAATATATTGATTATGCCCAAACTCCTTGGATGTCTAAAACTGTCCAAGTTGCTCCAGCTAATTGTCCACCAATTTTTACAAAGTCTCCTACTTTAGACGTAGCTAAAGTATTTGTTAAAGTGATTTGGTTAACCACTCCTTTGTAAGTAATATACTCACCAGCTGCGCCAGTTACTACTACTTGGTTAGTGCCATCAGCACCCGTATTCACAAATGTAAATACAGATCCTTCATTGGCTGCTACCGCAGGTAGGGTGAAAGTCACCGATGCCCCTGCTGTTGTGTCATTTTTTGGACAAGTAAATGTAGAACCGCTATCGCCGATAACGACTGCATACGCTGCTTGTTTTTCATTTAGATTGAATCCAGTTAAACCTGCTTCGTTAAATTTACCTTGCAGAACTGGTCCTCTAAAACGTGTTGTTGCCATGATATAATCCTCCTAGATTATGTGAATACTGTCTCTAGGTCGTCGACTATACTCGTCAGTATTCAATTTAAAAATGTATAGTGATTAATCTATAACGCAAATTTTCATTTAGCGCAAGGTATCCTTACAGAAATGTATGATTTTTAATAGCGCTTAAGTGGCTATTGAAACTTCGGCCTTAGCGTCGTGTATCTTGGTTTGAAGAGTATCTGCTTCAAACTCTTTGGCAATGATCTGCTTTATAACATCCTGGATTTGTTTATTGATCTCAATCATCCGAATATTATGCTTCCCGTCCTTCAGGTGCTCGTTTTGCCATTCTAACTCCAAGGACCGTTTCGTAATGTATAGGTCTTCCGTCATCGTTAACCTCCTCATAGGTTATCCATTTACCACGGGTAAATCCATCTTTCTCCAGTTTTACCTCATTTTGTCCTAGCTTGTCAAGGATTGATTTCTCTACACTTTCCTTGGTGTCTTCAGCCATTACATTAAATTTAGCATAATAGCCTTGGTATCGGATCTGTACTTGGAAGTTTTTCATAGGTCTAATTTCTTACTTTATAAACGAAATGAGGCCGTTTTGAGGCGGCCTCACTTCTAATGTTATTACGCTCCTGGTGAACTAAAGATACCTCTAGGGTCAGAACAGCCGAAGCTGTATCTTTCTCTAGCTTTGTATCTAACATTTCCAGTATCGAAATCGCCTTCCATTGCAGTTGTCAATGGAGCACGGTTGAACATTTTCATACCATTAGGTACGTCTGTAACGATGTAAAATGCATCAACGTCAGTTAAAAAGTTATTCACTCTGTAACCGCCAGGGATTGAACCCATAGATTTGATTGCATTGATATCATTATCAGCTGTTCCCACTCTACCTTGAGATTTAAATAATCTCTCAGCAGTAAATTGCAGGTTCGACGGGATAATCATCTTCGTCGGTCTAGCCGCAATTTTAAGACCACGTTCGTCCGTCATTGCAGCGATGTCTATTACAGACTGCTCCAATGATGTTTCGTTAAGATCTGATGCTGTGCCTAAAGTATTAGCGAATGTACCCGCAATTGTTGGGTGCGATGCACTAAATAAAGCGACACCGTCGCCTGTTTTAAAAGTTCCATATCCATTAAGTAATGGATTGACACCTTTAATTTCTTTTGCATTCGACATAGATCTCGCCAAAGCTTTTGTATAACGAGAAGCGATTCTATCGTAGAGGTTATCTTCGATAGCTTCTTCTGTTATAGCAAATGCGAGAGCGATAGTCTCATTAGTGTAACGTGCGGTAAAAGTTTCTTGCGCGTCATCATAAGAGATGCCTTGCCCTTCTGCTTTTACGTCTGCGTTAGCGAATCCTGATAACATAACTTCCTCTTCGAAAGCTCTGTCAGAAGACTCTTGGGTATAAATTTCAGCGTGCTGATTTTCATACCTTTTGTATTCCAGCCCAAATAGTGCATTTAGGCCAGGCTCTAGTTCTTTAACTAGCTGTGCTCGTGATATTGCCATGTTCTATATACTCCTATTTTTATTGCCAAGTAAGCCCGTTAGCATATTGATTTAAGTTATGACAAACAACGTACGATGCATTAACTGATGCAATGTCGCTATTAGATGGATCTTCTGCGATTCTTACTACTCTCCATTGATTAGCAGTTGCATGCATTGCCCCTGTCAAAAGAAAACAATCAGATTGTCCACTAAGTGTCGAACCACCTGTTGTCGCCGCTGCCGCAACTACTGTCAAGCCACATGATTTACCAATGTTTGCTTGAGTTAAAGCTGCTGCACCAACACCAACGTATAGTTGTTGTGTATTGTCAATAACAAATGCCTGAGCGTTCTCGGAATTTGCTGGAGCGGTAAGTGCAACCCAATGATTCGACCAAGTTGGCTTTAATGTTGTAGCCGCGTTGTAGAAACATCCGTTGAAAATACCAATACTTTTTTCGGTGACAACCGCTTGCCCGTTGTTGACATATCCAGCCTTCATCAAAACTGATGTGCCCTGATATATCGACGTAGCATAAGCTGTCTCGATATAGTATTTACCTTGCCCTTGAGTTGAAGGCGTAGAACCAATAGTTCCCGCAGCAATCAAACCAAAAGCGGCTGTGTTTAAGTTAGCCATAGTATTTACTCCTTGTGTTTACAGTTTTATCTGTAAACGGTTAATTAAAATCGATGATAGGCATTACGCCGTAGAAATAAAATTACTTCTTTGTACCACCGAAGGTTACACGAGACTGCCTTTCAATATTGATTGGCATCCTCTTATCCTGCTCCTTCATAAGATCGTGTTCTACAGCTTCGTTACGGGCTTCATGTTGTCTTCGCATGTAATCCTCACGTTGCTTCGCAATCTCTTCTGGCACCTTTGCAAGCAAAAGGCCACCGACCCCTATTACCCCCTTGTATCGACCTTCGTCGACGACTGGATAGTCTGAAGCATTTTCGACTTCTTCGGCACGAACTAATTCATAACCTTCTCTTAATCGTCCAGTTACGTTTTTCGTATCTTGAAATCCCATTGATTCAGCTCTAATCCATCTGTACCTGAATCCTTCAGGCGCAGGAGGTGCATCTAGAGATGATGGAGGAACCCACACTTTTGGTCTTTCAGATTTAGACCGTGTTTGGCTCGCACGAGGTGTCTTTGTATTTTCTTGTGTCATACGCTTATACTACTCCCTTCGTGTTTTTTAATTGTTTTGCGTAGTCTTCGAGTGGCACTCCTAATTTTTTCGCAATAGCGACCTGAGAGGAAGTGAGTCTCACAGTTTGGCGACCAGGCTTCACGCTTCTTTTTGCAGAAGCGACCGTCTGAACGGGCGTGGTCGTATATTTATTATCACTTGTACCAAACTTATGCGGAAAGTCAACACGAATTCTTTTATCTACTTCAGCATAATATTCATCGGATTTAGGGTCAAAACCTTCTTTGTCCACTAAATCTTTATGAATTTCGAACGCAGTAAATGTCATGGCTCGATCTTGACCAAACCATGTGTTTTTTCCAGCCCAAGCATCAGCCTGTGGATCAGAAGGAGGAAGCTGAGAAGAAGGTTGTTTAGGTTCTTTTACATCAGCAGGTCTTGCTGGTGTTTCTTCCCGTACCTCTTTGCTTTGTTCTAATTTAGCATTATCAAATGCTAAAGTAGCAATCCGTTTATTGGCGTCAACTTGTGCCTTAGCATCTCCAGATTCAATGGCACGCGCTAAATCTTTTTGAGCTGCGTCCATTCCTTCCTTGATGCTCGACTCAAACTTTTTAATATATTCAGAGTCCGTTTTAGCAAAACGTTGTTCTAACGTTTTACGACTATCATCAGCTGCTCGGGCATACTCGGTAGCTGCGTCTCTTTGCCTTTCAGCTTCACGCATCTTACGAGTGAGTTTTGATATCCGAGACTGAACCCCCTTACTATATTCTTCAAGTTGTTCGTCGTCTTGTTTTTGTTCTTTTTTAATTTCTTTAACGGTTTCTGTTTCTTCTTCCTTTGGTGCTTCTTCCTTGATTACTGGTTCCTTTTCTGTCTCTTTCGTTTCTACGACAGATTCATCTTTAGGCTCTGCTACATCTACTTCGACCGCTGGCCCAGATGTATCAAGCTCCACTTCTTTCTCACTTGGTTTCTGCTTTTCTTCGTCAGGCATAGTTCCTCCTATGGTTAAAATTCATGCAAGAGATCCTGTGGACTCTTGATGGTTGCTAGTATTTCGTCATCATTAAGAAGACGAATTTCTCCCCCCTCAATCTTAATTCTAGAGCCAGCATAACGGGCAAACATTACCCACTCTCCGACCTTGCACCACGGACCTTTAGGATATCGTTCTTTATCTTGATAACACTGGGGACCCATTGCTAGAATCAAACCGCATTGCGAAGCTACTTGTTGTTTTTCTAACGTGGCTTCAGCCAATACAATTCCTCCTTTAGTTTTGTCTTTCATTTTAAAAGGTAAAACTAAAAGTCGCCAACCCGTAGGTTTAGGCAAATTCTCTTCTTCACGTTTATACTTTTCTTCTAAAGCTAATTTATTCTTTGGGGGTGTTGGGTTTGATGTCGATGACTGTTCCTTCATTTTTTTGCTCCTTGTTATCTAGCAGGTTAGAGAGTTCCTGTCTGGTTGCCTCTAGGGCGTTAATCTGTCCTATTATATAATTGTATTTCTCCATATTGTCAACACCTCCTGACGTAACAGACAATGACAGCACTTGAAGGCGCTGTGTCATGAAACGATTGAGTTGTACAATAGTGCTTTCTAAATCCATTGATCCTTTCTTAGGGTTTTATTTTATCTCCGTAAAATGTTTCCAAACTCTTATTATTAACTTCAACATCTCCTAGTTTGCTGTTCATATAACTTCCAATATAAGGAGTATTAACCCCTTTAGGCGTCATTAATTTAGATGTCCAGCCCTGTTTGTTGTTCTTAAATTGAGTTTTAATTCTTGTAGCCATTATTTATCTATAATATTTTTTTGTTTTTTTAAAGTCTTAGTTAATTTCTCAAGCCCTTCAGCTGTTTTTTTTAACTTACCTGTTATTTGATCTCCTGCTGCTCTGATTGAATCATGAAATTTCTTGTTAGTAACAGCACTTTTCCATTCTGAAACTGTTTTACCACCTGTTTTTGAAAAAGGCTTAACAGATTTAATAGCACCAGCTACTTTTTTGCCTTTCAACAAAAGGCCAAGCCAAGCCATAATTACGCCTTACTCGCGCCGCGGCTTTCATCTCTTCGAGATTTATAGCTTTGGGTTTTTGTAGATTCTGCACCACGTCTTTCCCCTAAAGACTCATCGAGTCTGTCATCAGCAGTTTGCTTCTTACTACCGCTTTTGTATGGGAATCTTACGTTACTGCGTACACCGTTTTGTCTCATATTTTTCTCCTAAATTGATTGTTAATATAACCTATTGTTAAAAGCAAGTCTATTTCTTCTTGGGTCCACCGTTCCGAAATACTTGAGTTCCTTTTATTCCAAAAATTGAAGCTACGACAGTAATCCACAAAGTCTGGAACCATATTGGCAGTGTGCCAAAATGATGAAAGAAAAGCTCGATCTTGGCCATCATTTGCGCGTCGTCTGAAAAAACTCCCCAGGCGAGCACGATGATCGGCGCCGAAATTATCAAAAGGACAAATTCGTCTTTGTAGTCATTATCTCGGGATTCTAAAAGTTTGCCTTGGTAAGATTCCTCACCTCGGGCCATACGTTCTGCATGCATCAAAGCTGCATCTGACATAGCCATTTTAGTTTTTTGTTTATTCGAATATACTTTGGCTCCTGCTTGTAGAGCCATTTTTGCTAATCCAAACCACATATTGATCCTTTAAAAAGTAGGACTTACGCACGTCGCGCGTAATTTAGTACCACTTAACTTCTGATTTTTTATCTTTTAACATTCTACGTTGGCCGCCAACTTTATTCGTCGTTGGAATGCCTTCAGGAATTTTAACCTCAACACCGCCCTTAGGATATCCATCCTTATTGACGAACTGCTGATGATTAACTCCTTTGTAGAAAGGTTCTTTTTTTGCCATGTTGTCCTCCTATTTTTCCTTGTAATTTTTATCGTATGTCCAGACTTCATCTAAATGATGACTGCCTTGGACTTTTTTTCCAATTTTA